CATCAGCCGATGCGGCCTCGATGATTATGCGCGTGGGCGCAAGTGATCCGTCGCTGGATGTGACGTCCTGCTCTACCTTGTCAGAGTAGCCGTGCTTGGTCATCATCATCTTTGTGATAGGTGCGTTAAACACCCCACCAAGACCGCCGCGCAGCAATTGACGTTCTTGCGTTTCGGCTATTTTGCCAAGGATGTTAGAAAACTCTTTTGTTTTGTCATTTGCCCAGACGTGGCAAGTCTCGCGGCGAACGCCAATCTCACATGCCAAACCTGCTACACTTGGCACAAGGTCGCCAACATTTTCCCATCCGCCATTGGCGTATTCCCAAGCCTTCCGGACAAGTTTTGGCGTGTAATCTGTTGGGCGTCCTGCTGGCACTTTGTTCTCCATTGTTGGCGCACACGATAGCACGCTTGTTTTGCTTCGTCTATCTTTCCGCAAGCAAGCCAAGCAACGGACGAAGGCGCTCCATCTCGGCTTGTCCTGCACCAGTAGCAAGTAAGCCTGCTAGTGGGGATACGTTGGCTGCGTTGAGGTTGGATAGATTAGACAGTCGGGGATCAAAGCGGGCGAAGCGGGAACGGACGTTTGCTGGGTTTGAAACCATCATAACATCAGACGGCATTGAACTTTCTGGTCCATAATACTTTGCGGACCCTCCCCGATCCACCAAGTCGTTAAACCTGACCCTATCTGCGCCATAGCCTTGAAACATCCTAGATAAATCGTTCGTGTCAAGAAAATCCGTTCCAGACATGACATCATATGGCTCAAAGTAACTGTCTGGAATGTAATCACGCAGCAATGAATCATCACCCTGAAAACCGACGCGCGCGTTGCGGTCTATCACATTCCAATTTCGGCCCTGAGCATCAATGATTGCATCACTTTGGCCGCGTGAAAAAATCGGGTAAATGCCGCCATCACCACGAGCCGGAATGTAAGACGCCGCGACATCTGGGCTGGACGACATTGTTACGCCGATTTGGTCTCGCTGGCCTTGGCCTGTTTGAAACGCCAAGCGCGGCGCATCGCCACGATACATTTCATCGTTTACGTCAAATCCCTGTTGGATGGCTCGGCGCATCCTACTGGCTTCATCCATCGGCAGGTCCATGCCTGTCTCGCCCCGCTGGTAAAGCGCAAACATTTCCTGCGGATCCACCCGTGCCATCATTTCGTCGGTGACATCGGCAGCACGTCCAGAGCGTAGAAGGGCGGCAACCTCTTGGGCTGGTGATACGGGACGCGGTTGCGCAGCGGGTGTTATTAAATTTACAGAACTGTCTTCGTCTATTGCTCGGAACACATCTTCGATTGTTGCGTCCGGCCTGCCATAAGGTCTGCGCCCCAATCTGTAAGCGGTTGTCGCTGCGGCTCTAGAAGAAACCTGCCCGCCCATTACTGGGAAATCTTGCATGACACGCGATTGAAGTGCTTGCCCAATGCCCTGACCGCGAAACCCTTCTGGCACCTCAAGTTCTAATACGGATGCGCTACCATCAGGACGGACCACAACTTCCATTGTTCCGCCGCTGTTTGGATCAGTATATCTAACTCTTTCAGTGCCAGCCCCAAATATGCTTGAGGCATCTTTTCTGGCAACGTTAAGATCAGGCGCAGCCACACGCCCGCCCATGCCGATAGAGCCAGCAGGACGCGACAGCAGGCCACCCCCGCCCATAGCAAGCCCAGCGCCCGTCAGGGCGGCTGCATCCACATCAGCGGCAGGCACACGGCCCACAGTGGCGTTCAGCGTCTGGTCAAGAGCGCCAAACCCGCCGCCTAGAAGCCCAGTCAGTGCAGCCATCGGCTCTGGGCGCAGGCTAAGGTCGCCCTCAACGTTCCGAGACAGCAAGCCCATTGTGCCAGCGACAGGGCGTCGGCCAGCTTTTGTCATCTCTTGGCTGGATCTGTCTGCCGCATCCATGATCGGGGCGAAGATAGAGTTGCGCCGATTATACTCACGCAGCATCATGTCAACGTCGCCGCCGCTCTGCTGGATCTCTGGCAGCATGGCCATGAATTCAGACCGAGGCAGATCAAGGATGTTCACGGGCCGGTTGTCGTCGAAAGGCAACGGCAGCATGTTTGCCGCTGCATAGGCGTTACGCCGCTCTTGGTCTGGTGTCAGTGTCGATCTGGCCATCTGGCGCTCCTTGCCCGTTGCCCAGAAAATACACGACAGCGCCTAGAAAGTCCACAAACTAGACGCAAGGCTTTTGCCCCATGCTACATTCCGTCCATGCAGTTAATGGTCAGCAACAAAGCGTCTTCCTCGTCAAAGCCTGCGTCCAGATGCGCCTTGAAAAACTTGAACCGCAGTTCAGCGATGATGCGGAACGCCTCTCCGGTTTGATCTAGCATGTGCTGTGCCTGCTGGATTTCAGCCCCGAAGATTGCGCTTTCGATTATTTTCTTCGCGTCCATTTGGTTCTCCTTTGCTTGCCTGACTTGATTATGCCTGCTTATGAATTGGAAATCTATTGTCCAAACCACTGCACAAGACGGTCAGATATGTTCAGTGCGTCGGCCATCTGCCCCAGATCCGATAGAGATGTGACCCATTGGGCTAGCCCCATCATGTCCGGTTTAGTCAATGCGACGTAGGTGTAAGCCTCCAGCTTGTCAGCGAAGGTCAGGCGTGGGTCGTGGTGGTCGATCACGTCAATGCCCATTTCCTGCCGTGCGATTGCTTCCCGTAGGTGCAAGAAGTGTGCCAACTGCTCGTCTTGCTTGGCCGGGCTTGGAACGTCACCGACCATCAGTTCCCCGCAATCGTGATGCAAGGCCGCGTAGAGAAGCGATGCAGATGCCGATGGAAAAAAGTAGCACACAATCTGTGCCACCCTGCCGTGGTGATCTGCAAGCGTCTGGGCTGGCACATCTGGGTTGGCGTGCCAGCGGGTGACGGACCCTGATTTGTAGATTGGGTTGATCCCCACGACAGGTTGGTAGGTCATTTGGTCATTGTGCTTTCTGCATGTGCGTCACGGACAAGTTCGGTGATGTATTCAGCGACGTGGGCGTATTCGTTCTTGCCGACCTCGTTGATGATCCAGTCCTGTTGGTCTTTGCTTAGAACCTGCAATATGTCCCCGATGTTTCCAAATTTAATCATGTGATTTTGGAAGCGGTCTTTGACCTGCTGCCGAGGAGATGCCTTGATCTTGCGCGGTGGGACTATGCCTGCCTTGCGTGCTATGACAACAGCCCGGACAACCTTGGTGTAACCAAATCCTGTGGCCTTTTGTATCTCGGCATGGCTGCGGCCTGCCCTGTGCATTTCCGCGACAATGTTGATTTCTTGCTCTGTCATGGCCGTGCCACATCACATGCCAGACCCACGCAGTATGCGTCCACTAGCTTGCCCCAAAGCGCCTCCAATGTTTCGACCATCGAGCCTATTGCAAAGATGATTATGTATAGTGATGTCATGGTTTTTGTCCTTTCAGTTCTGCGTCGGCCTGTGCCTTCTGGATCCGGGCTGATGCGATGGCGAAGTAATCTGCATCCATCTCAATTCCGATAAAGCGCCGCCCGGTGTTTGCCGCTGCAACGCCGGTTGTGCCTGACCCCATTGTAAAATCCAGCACGGTTTCGCCTGGGTTGGTGTAAGTGCGGATCAGGTATTCCATTAGCGCGACGGGTTTTTGGGTGGGGTGGACGGATCCACGCTCTACGACTGGCATGGCGAGAACCTGTTTAGGGTATCTTGTCCCAAGGTTGTCGGTTCTTTCGTTTGTGTAAGCACCATAACTTTCAGTCATTGACGTTGACTTAGTTGGATCGCCCGCTTTGTTTTTATATGCGGTGCCAGCAGTCATTTGTGGGTTATAGGTGCATTGGGTTGCATAAAAAACCAGCACATCTTCCTTATCACGCATGGGCATTTTCTTAGCGTTCAGGTGCCCCGTGCCTTTTGGCTTCTGCCATGTCCAATCATACTTGAACATCGCCACATTCGACATCACCAGCGCCGAAGTGAAAGGCTGCGATGCGGTCAGCACAATCGCCCCGTTCGGCTTTGTGATCCGCTTGAGTTGCGCCCACATAGGCGCGAACGGTATCACCGAATCCCATTTGCAGGCGGTCGTTCCATACGGGGGATCGGTGCAGACCATATCAACCGACCCGTCCGGTATGCCCTGCATCACGTCCAGACAATCACCCAAGTGCAACATCACTCCACCTTCTCAGTAGCCATTGCCAGCGCCGTGAACAACGCAGCCGCATTATTGTGATAGGGTCCATTATTCACGCCCCCTAATGTAAAACCAGACCGGCTCTCTCCGCTCGGCGGAATAATGGAGAATGGTACCTGCTGATAGCACAAGCCCGCCAAAGGCGCCAATCGCAAGCAAAGCCTCTCGCACTCGCATATCGGAGAGAGGATACCCTATCATCAGCCCCAGGGTTGCGAACATGAGCGTCGGCACATAAAACGCGATGACTGGCAAAGCATATCGCAGGTCAATTCTAATCATTGGTATGTCCTTTCATAGCGTCCGCCAGTATCGCGGCGCGGGTTTCGGGGGTGTTCAGGGCGCGGCGCAATACATTGATATAATCTGCCGTGTGCTTTTCGTCTTTCCAATCTGGGCTGTCCCATCTGTCAATGACGGCCTGCGCCGCAAAAATGATGGCGTCAACAAAATCGGCGCGAATGTATTTTTCGTGCGGCCAGTCCTGCGAGCAATTTGGTTTTTCTGAATTATCCCACGTTCCATCTTCAATCGAATATCCGGTTCGACCATAGGCCCAAATCCGTTCTGGTGCGTCCCCCATCACTCCACCCCCCTTAGTAGCCATGTCCAGCGCGTCAGGGGATGGCCGAGCAAGCAACGCATCCGCGATGTCTTCGGCCACATGAAAATCGACCATGCCAACCTTGTCCCCGCCACCGATGGCCTTGCAGATCAGCTCAATAAGTTCGTCGCGATCCAGCACCGCAGAGGCGTCGTTACGCATCCGCCACTTCTGGCCTACTTTGAATTTAGTCATCCCTCTAATCTCCATTCCATGTTTCTGTTTCGGATTTCTTCAAGCAATTCGTCAGCCTTCGGGTTGTCGTGGCGCAGGCAGGTCTTGTAGCAGTTAAGCAGGTATTCATCGCCCAGCGTGTCAATCCAGATCGGCCCGTCGTGGCTGAACCATTGCCCTCGGCCAACGCGCTCTTGCGGGTCATTCATTGCGGCTCTCCCATAGTTCCGACACCCGCGCTTTTAGTTGTTCTTTCGCTGGGTGGCCGTTGATGTAGTCCCTGCGTGCTTGCAGGGTGGTTAGGTTTATTGCGTGTCGCGCGGCGCTGTTGATGATTGCTGCGCGGCAGGCTTGGCCATATGCGGCCTTTGTCTTGGTGTCCGGCAAGTAAACGTCGCCAGATCCGATTGCGTCACCCGTAGCCCAAGGCTTCATGGTTGGGTCTTGCGGGCGATGTAGGCAAAACGGCTTTCACCAAGGCGGCGCTGATAAAGCAAACATTCCCCGCGCTGGTGTGCAACGAAGGCTTCATACTTGTGCGCCCCCGCTGCGTGTTTGCCGACGTGATACAAGATTTCGTCGCCAGCTTCGGCATTGGCAAGAACCATCTGGAACGTGCCTTTGCCTTCTGCTGTGATGTCAATCTGTGCCATCCTAAAATGGAATTTCGTCGTCAGGCACATTGGAT